AGGGCTGGGTAGCTGCACACGCCACTCTAGCGGCTTTAGGCACCAACGCTGTTAAAAGTATTCATGAACTCATTGACAATGCCGGTAACAGCTACATTGTTGCTGCAGGAAATAATAAACTATTCAAACTTGTAGGAACAACCCTCTCAGAGCTTACCTACGGAGGCGGGGGCACAGCTCCTACAATTTCTGCAAGTAATTGGCAAATGGCTGCTTTGAATGGCTCCTTGTTCTTGTATCAGGTTGGTCAAGACCCTTTAGTGTTTGACCCCTTGTCTTCAACAACAACTTATACACGCATCTCTGAGATGACAGGCTACACAGGCTCTGTACAGAATAGTAATTGTGTTATTAGTGCCTTTGGTAGAACATGGAGTGCCAACACTTCAGTGGATAAGAACACAATTCAGTTCTCAGACCTCTTAGCAGGACAAAAGCTCACAGCAGGAACTTCAGGAACTTTGAATGTAGCTACGGTGTGGCCCAACGGAGCAGATGAAATTATTTCTCTTGCTGCACATAACGGCTACTTAATGATTTTTGGTAGGCGTCAAATTCTTGTCTACTCCGGAGCCTCAACGCCCAGCACAATGACCTTGGCAGATACTATTTCTGGTGTAGGTTGCTTTGCACGAGACAGTGTTGTTGTTACAGGTGGAGATGTGTTGTTTTTAAGCGACAGCGGTGTACGAAGCTTTCAACGAACCATTCAAGAGAAGAGCGCTCCAATGCGAGACATTAGCGCTAATGTTCGTGATGATGTGGTAGCTGCTGTAGCTCTAGAGACAGCTTCAGAGATTAAGGCAGTTTATTCAGATAAGGATGCTTTCTATCTTTTGTCTCTCCCGACAAGTAACTTAGTTTATTGCTTCGATATGCGTCAGGTGCTTCAGAACGGCGCCTCCAGAGCAACCAGTTGGACAGACATAACCCCTACTGCTTTCTGCTATACACGAGATAAGCGGTTGTTGTTAGGAAAGCCCGGCTTCATTGGTAGCTACTTTGGGTACTCAGATAACACTGCATCCTTTCGTCTAAGCTACTATACCAACTACTTTGACTTCCAAAGCCCCACAACAATTAAAATATTGAAAAAAATCAATATGACATTCATTGGAGGCAACGGAGCAGATGCCACTATTAAGTACGGGTTTGATTATTCTTCACAATATTTATCAAGAAACATTGTTTTAGGTAATATAAACATTGCGGAATATGGAATATCGGAGTATAATATAGGAGAATACACTGCAGGCGTTGTGTTTGATAACCAAAAGATTCAAGCATCAGGAAGTGGTAATGTTCTACAAATGGGTGTAGAAACTGTAGTAAACGGTGTTGAAATATCTCTACAAAAGCTTGATTGCTATGTAAAAACTGGAAGGACTCGATAAGTGAGTAATTATACTAAAAGCACAGACTTTGCTGTTAAAGACGGACTATCTTCAGGAAACCCTGCAAAGCTCGTCAAAGGCACAGAGCTGAACACTGAGTTTAATAATATTGTCTCAGCAATAGCCTCTAAAGCCGACATAGACAACGTAGCTTTAACAGGAACAACAACAGCAGTTAATTTAACTGTATCTGGCACTTTAGAGGCCACTTTAAATGGAGGCACATACTAATGGCTTTTAATTGGGAAAGTTTAATTGGCCCAGCTATTCAAGGAGCAGGCACTTTATTCGCAGCAAACCAAGCGTCTAATACACAGCAGAACATTGCAAACCAAACAGCAGCAACGGCTCAACAAGCTGCAGAGGCTGCGGCGTTTCGCCCTGTAGGTATTACTTCTCGGTTTGGAACCAGTGGCTTTCAATACGACCCTTCTGGTAGGCTTACAGGCGCAGGCTACCAAGTGGCTCCTGACATTGCAGCTCAGCGAGAAGCTTTGTTGGGAATGTCTGGCGGTGCTTTGTCTCAAGCAGCTCAGGCGCAGCAAGCTACACAGCCTGCTCAACAAGCGGCCCAGAGCCTCTTTGGCTTAGGTGGACAGTTTCTTCCTACTTCCACAGCTACACAGGCCTCTCCAGAGGCTATGGCGTATGCTCAGCGGCTTCAACAGCTTGGTGGGCAGGTTACTCCTTCTTCCTATGACACCTCTGCTGCTGCTCAGCAATATATGCAACAGCAACAAGCTCTGTTGGCTCCCGGACAAGAGCAACAACTAGCAGGAATTCGTAACCAGCTACAGCAAACAGGACGAGGAGGCCTTGCAACCGGAGCCACTATGGCAGGAGGCCTTGGTGCTACCAACCCTGAAATGGCTGCTTATTACAACAGCCTTGCTCAGCAGAACGCAGCCTTAGGAGCTAACGCTAATGCCATTGCACGTCAGCAGCAACAACAAGATATTACCTTTGGCACAGGCCTCATGGGACAGGGCGTACAAGCACAGCAGAGCGCTGAAGAGCTTGCCCGTCAGCAAATGCTTTCCAACTTGTCCACAGGCGCTGGTTTGTTTGGTACAGGTATAAATTTGATGAATGCTGGCTATGGTTCACAAACCGCTGCCTTGTCTCCGTACACATCTTATCTGGGAGGCGCTACAACCTTAGAAGGCCTTGGGCAACAACCGCTCACCACTGGAACAGCGCTTGGAAGCTCCACAGCCTCTGCAGGGGCTCAACAGGGAAGCCTGTTAAATACAGGACAATCACAGGCTAATCTAGCTTTACAGAATAAAGCAGCAGGCAACGCAGCCGCTTTACAGGGTGCTGTGGCAGGCGCTGTAGACCCAATTACAGCTTTAATTAATAGCTTGTATCAGAAATAAGGATAATATGGCAACTTCTCTATTTGGTGGAGGCATGGACGAACAAGCCATGCAACGACAACTTATTAATCAACGAGCTTCAGAGTTTGCTCAACTAGCTCCCAACCAGCGCTTAGCTCAGATGGGCTATTCCGCTGGCTCTGCTTTGGGTGGAGGCCTTGCTAAGGCTATGGGTGTGGATGTAACAGACCCAACCATTAAGCGGGCTTCAATGCTTCGTTCGCTGGCTTCAAAGTATGATACAACAACTTCTGAGGGGCTGCTTCAGCTTGCTCAGGAGCTGCGTACTGTAGACCCTGATATGGCTATGAAGGTGGCTCAGGCTGCGCAGGAGATGAAGCTTTCTGTTGCTAAAGTGGGCTCTGAAGAGGCGTTGGCAAAGCAACGAAGCAAAGAAGAAAAAGCTGCTGACCCGTTTCAGAAACTCTTGGAAAAAGGTGTTTATAAACCTTCAAGCTTGGCAGCTTATAAGCTTTCTGGGAAGGCGGATGATTTACAGTTTAAAGACTCTGATGATAAAACCCAAGTTGTAGACACTGAAGCAGGCCAGCTTTTAATCAATAGTACCACAGGCGCTACAGTTGCAACACTGGGTAAGAAACCGGGAGCAGGTATTAAGTACAGCACAGACACTGAAGAACTTTCTGCTCAACTTTACAACAAACCATATCAAGATTTGACACAAGAAGAACGCACTAAAGTTCTTAAGCAGAAACAAACTAATGAGCTTGCCTCAAGACGAGCAGGGGCCAGTACTATTTCTAATGTCTTGAAGCAACCCCCTGCTGTAGTAGCTTCTATTGATGCGTTTGACAAAGCAACTGAAGTAGCACAGAATACATTGAAGAGTGCTACAATAGCTAAACAACTTATTAATGAAGCAAGTTTAAGCAATAATTCTCAGACATGGGAAGCAGCAAGAACCACTGTTGCTAAGGCTGTTGGAGAGAATAAACTTTCTAATGAAGACATTAAACGTACAGGTGTTGACCCTCGTTTAGTTCAAGGCGCTTTAGATTGGGTTAATAAGAAAATTTCTGGTGTTCCTAATCAAGACATTATGAAGCAGTTGTATGTGTTGTCTTCTGTTTTAGAAAACAACGCAACACAGCAAATTAATACTAAGGCAGATAGAGCTAGAGCCGCTGCTAAAGCTTCAGGATTTGAAGGTGATGTAGATGTGTTCTTCCCTAAAGTAGGAGCAGTTCCAGCAGGTAAAGGAACAGATGCTGATAAAGAAGCTCGTTATCAAGCTTACAAAAAAGCACAACAAGGAAAATAATTATGTCAGAACAGGAAGAATTTGAGTTTCGTCTTAGACTTGAACAAGAACAAGCAAAAACTCCTTTAACACGAGAACAGCTCATTTCTCAGATTCCCTCAGGAGGTAATGCTCCTCCTGTTAAAGGAGAGGCTGTAGAACCTCGAAGCCTAACACAAAGTGCTATTGAAGGTGCTATGGCTGTACCTGTTCTGGCAGGGGGCGCACGAGGGCTTCAGATGCTTTCTAAAGGCTCTAAAGTAGCACCTTATGTGGGAAATCTTGCTGCTTCCATGATGCCTACAACTGGTAAAGCTTTATTGGCTGAGGGAGGTATTGGTGCTCTCTCAGGTGTAGGTGCTGAACTCGCTGCCAGAGGTGCTCCAAAGGAATGGGGGCCATTAGCTGAAATTGGAGGAGGAATGGCTGGAGGCATGGCTGGCGCTATGGCAGGAAGTGCTATGCGAAACATTGGGACTGCTGTTACCAATGCTCAAGGCCTGTTTAGTTCAACAAAAGACTTAGCTAACCAAGTGTCTAATTTAGCCGGTGCAGGACGAGCTTCAGCACAAGCCATCACTGCTTTATCTGCTAACCCTAACCTTGCTGGCTCTATTGGTCGGGCTTCTGAGATTGAGACAAACACAGGAATTAAACTTCCTATGCTTGCAGCTTCAAACGGTGATACAACAATTTCTAGTTTCCTTCAGAGTCAAATCTCTAAAGGAGATAATTCTGTTTTTACGGCTCAAATTAAACAACAATATGAAGCAGCAGAAAAAGCATTAACACAGGCTAAACGAGGAGTTGCTCCTTCAATGACTGAAGTAGATGCATATGTCAAGAAGAAAGCTTTAGACGTAGCAGCGACTAATGCAAAAACTCTTGCTGCTGGTGTTGCTGCTTCGAAGGCTCGTCTTGAAGGTAAAGAACGAATTGATGAACGTATTGTTCAGCTTTCGAATGAACTCCAACAAGCTCCGGGTTTAGAAAACATTGGTGCTAGGCTTTCATCTTTATTAGATGCTAAATCTTCTGCTATTCGTTCTGAACTTAGTCCACAATATACTAAGCTTCTCACTGAATCTTCAGATGCTGGTATTAAACTTCCTGCGGCGGCTGCAAAGGACTTACGCGACTATGCTTTAGATGCTCGTAATCAAGACCTCTTTGCAGACCATCCTTCGCTGTTGTCAGATATTCGACGTGTTTTTCGTCCAACTACTGATACGACAGGGAAAATTGCAGGTAAATATAAACAAGCCGTTCGTTCAGAAACTGAAGCCTTTGATGACTATGCTTTGAAGGATATTGATAGTTTAAAGCGCTCAGTTAATAAAGCAATTCGTGAAACAAAAGATGTAGATAAACTTCGGCGTTTAGGAGAACTTCGTAAACAAGTAGATGGCGCTGTTGACCAAATAGACCCAGTGTTCGCTGCTCCTTATCGTGCCTTAGATAAAGAATATGCAACTCGCTTGGGTATTCCTTTTAGTGAACAAGGCGTAGTTAATATTGATAGAGCTAAGTTTGTTGAGAACACTGTGCCTGCCCTTACTAAGAATGCAAGTAGTTTGAAACAAGCAATGGCGGCTGTTGGTAATGACCCTCAAGGAATTCAAATCATTACAGATGCTTTCTTGTATGATATTGGTAATAACCGCAGCATTATTAATACAGCAACCGGAGAACTTAATCCTGCACAGCTTCAGAGATATTTAGCAAAGAACAAAGAGAAGTTTGATTTAGTTCCCGGCCTGCGTGATTCTTTAGAAGCAACAGCCTCCCGCGTTGGAACTTTACGAGATAA